CCTTTTTGTGAGGACACAAAGGAAGAACTTCTTTGTCGTTTGCTGGATCTAGTCGAGGCACAAAACGAATTGATAAGGAAATATCGTGAGCAACTGGCCGCATCAAGACAGGGCTAAAGAGCGAATCCGAGAGGCAAGGCTACGAGGCATCGGTGCTGTAATAGCAGCCGCACCATGCGGTGCCGGTAAGTCGCGGGTGATGCAACAGCTAGCCTGCGAGGAAGTTGACAACGGGGGATCGGTGAGAATCTATCTCCACCGCACGATGCTCAAGGAACAGCTATCGGCAACGTTTACCGCAGCCGGTATCGATCACGGCATTATGGCCGCAGGCAACGAGTACGATGAGTCCAAGCCGATTCAGATTTGCATGACGGATTCTGTGTTTGCTAGGGCGATCCGAGGGAGCAAGTGGGATCTAGGGAACCCGTCACTGGTGATGTTTGATGAGGCTCATCTACAGGCCAAGAACAAAGCAATTTCGATTGTCAAAGGCGGGACTACTGCGTTTAACTCAACCTGGGATGGCCATCAACAGCGAGGCGCGTTTATCCTCGGGCTTTCGGCAACGCCGGTTGGGTGCGGGTCGCTTTACGATGAAATGATCGACTTCGGGACATACTCGGAAATGCGATCGGTGAAGGCTCACTTGCCGGTAAGGGTCTACAGCCCAAGCGAGATTGATTGCTCTGGACTCAAGCAGGATATCGACAACGAATTTAGCTCAAAGCAACTAGAGCCGAGGGCCTACAAGATATTCGGGGATGCTTACGGGAATTGGAGAAAGCTGAACCCGGATAGCCTGCCATCGATCCTGTTTGCTCCGTCGGTGCCTGCCTCAAGATGGTTCGCCGAAGAATGGGCCAAGATGGGCGTACCGGTGGCTCATATCGACGGGGAGACCTGTTTGCTTCCAAGCAGATCCTCGACGGGTGCAATCAAGATGGAAACCTACGACACGACGCAAGAAACCCGTCAACAGATCATGGATATGAGTCGCACCGGGGAAATAAAAGTTGTGATGAACCGATTTATTTTGCGCGAGGCTATCGATATGCCTTGGCTCTATCACGGCATTGCGGCGACGGTTTTCGGGGGCATTGCGACCTATCTGCAGTCGGTCGGACGGATCCAGCGGTATTTCCCTGAGTACGAGTACAAAATCTGGCAGAGTCACGGCGGTTGCTACTGGCGACACGGAAGCCCGAATATGGATCGAGACTGGGAACTAGGATGCACGAACAAAACGATCGCACAGGGCCGAGCCTCAAAGATAGCAAGGGCAGAGCGTCCTCAGGACGTTGAGGGAATTTGCTGTCCGAAATGCTCAGTATGGAGACAGTATGGAAAACGCTGTCCAGGTTGCGGTCACTCGCACGAGCAAAGCGTCAGGGCGGTGCAAATGGTCAGCGGGGAGCTAAAGCTTATGCGGGGAATCGTCAACAAGACAAAGAAAAAGGGCAAGCAGAAAACGTCCAACCAGATTTGGGTAAGCTGTCTTTTTGCGATGAGTCGATCAGGAAAGCCGGTCAGCAGTGCGGTATCGGTATGGCGTGCTCGATGTGCCAAAGAGGGCGTTTACCCGGACGTTAAAGAGCTTCGGTTCAAACCGCCTGAGGTTCATTCGATCGATTGGCACAAGTTGGTCGCTGATGTGTTTCCGTGGACTAGGAAGCGGGTATCGTGAGCGAAGAAAAAGACGAATGGCTATCGTTTATCAGCCGTAAGCAGATGGCTGGATGGTTGCTCTATAGCGATCAGGGCCTTCGATTCCTCAGTTATTTTCTCCGGAAGTTCTGGAAACATATTCTAGGGACAGAGGCCGGTAACGCTGCCTACGAGTGGATCCGAAGGCAGATCATCGAGGAACAGCAACAGAACCTCGTAGCGAGTAGAATCGTGATCGAGCTATTCCCGGACGGGTATATAAAGGTCTACGGAGAAAAAAGCGACATTGTTTTTATTGAGCGATTGAAGGTCGAAGGCGATCGCGCTTTGATGCTCGACGAAGAACTGGCAAGGATCAACTGCCCGATGAGGGCAAGAGGGGTATACGATGGCAGGGTGCTGGCAACGCATTTTTTCCGGGGGCGAACCGTGGGACAGGAAGTCGCAAGACAAGCGAGAATCGAGCTTGCAGGAGCAATCCGTCGATCGAATCCTAAGAAGGATTGAGGACACTGGGAACATTGAACTTGTAATTGACGCATTGGAGATCGTTGAGCATGACGGGGAAGCAGGATCGATTCACGAGACGTATCGTCCCTGGCAGGGAACCAAGGAAGCAGGCCTGCTCGACGAGCTTATCGAAGCCTTGGGAGCAAGACGACTACAGCGCGAAGATTGAATACGATGCTATGCGGTCGCTATTCGATCGCTGTTGGGCCTGTGGCGCTCGGTCGAAGCCTCAAGGGTATTATGGGCCGTGGCTTATCGAACGTGCCCATATTGCGAACAAGCCTCGCAGGGAGGATCGCAGGTTGGTAGTCATGCTTTGCACGATTTGCCACAAGTGGAGTCATGGCGAACGGGTGGCAACGTTTCCACGACCGAAGCTCGATGCAGGGCATCTAGTGACCCTCAAGGCAGAGCGTGACCCGGAGTGGTTCGACTTGGAATTCATCAACAGGCACTCAGTACGGATCTTGGAAGCCGAGCCGGTGCAGCCGTGGTACGAGCTAGAAAGAGGGAAATCGTGGTAATTGATCTACCGTGGCCCAGGGGCGTATCGGCTCAGAACAAGGGATCTTGGAGGAACAAGGCAAAACCGACATCGGATCTTCGGTTGATTGCCAAGATGATTTGCCTGGACTTGCTGGCGCGGGGCGGAAAGCCGATACCTGGGCCGCACGTGATTTACTACACGTTTTTTGTCGAGGATATGCGGAAACGGGATCGGGCAAACATGATCCAGCAATGCAAGCCGTTGATTGATGGGGTGGTCGATTCGGGGGTGATCGAGGGCGACCATTGGGAGATATCCTGGATCGGGGCGGTCGAGGTCGTCCACCGAGCGAAAAAACCTGGGGTCAGGCTGGAAATTTTGCCGAAATAATCCCCTGGGGCGCGCCCAGTATTCCGCTAGGTTCTGCCCTTGGTTATAATGACCCAACGTGACGAGCTTTCGGGCTCGATTGTCTGTAATGAAAATCCTAGAAAGGTGCATAAAATGCTTGATGTATTGGCAGGAATCGAAGGTGCTATTCGCTCGAAAATCCGCTCGGTTCAATCGAAGATAGACGTAGAGGACGTTTTGCAGGACGCAGCTATTGCGATCATGCAGGGCTACGAGCAGGCCCCACGAACCAAGGCGGTTTGGACTGCTCAATCGGCTAGGCGTTCTGCTTGGCGAGCATCGAGGCGGGATCATGTGTTTTTCGAGGATTCTTCGAAAAAGTTTGATGACAGCGATCCGTTGGCGGCATTGATACAATGCGAGGAACTTGAGGCCCTGCAATCGGCGTTCGAGAAGATCGAGCCGCAGTACGCAGAGGTTCTCAAGATGCGATTCTACGAGGGCATGACCTTTGAGGAAATCGCAGAGGCGTTGGGGGTACGCCGAAACACGGCTGCCCGAAGGGTACGAAATGCACTTGAACAACTAAAGGGACTGATCTATGACCTGTGAGGAAAAACGAAAACAAACCGAGGCAGAGTTCACGAAAAAGCTGGCTGCGTTGCAGAAGGGTTTCGACGAACTCCAAACGCAGATTGACGAGCAAAATCGAAGGTTCGAGGCCTTTGAAAAGCGTCTCGATGAGCGCGATCGGCTGGCAACGTTGCCAGAGGAATAATAGGTTTTTTGATTCTTCAAAAGAAATTTGAGAAAAGTATGTTTCAAGATATGGGAATAAAACCGAAAGGCGAAGAAATTCGAATCAGGTTGGACAGCGGTGCGAATTGCGATAGTGCAAACGTTCAGATAGTTATGCCTGTGGATCTTGGATTCGAAAATAAGGCAGCGTTTTTATCTGCTAGCGATGAGCAAAAGCATCAGGCCGTAGTCGAATTCTTCAACGGTGATGGATATCCCGAGTACTCTTGGGATGTCGAGAGTCCAAAGGAATAAAGGTTTGGCGGCCTACTCCGAGCGATGCCTAGTAAGCTGGAAGGGCATCGCGACGAGGAATCGCTAGGCAGTGCTAAGAGAGCCACGGTAGCATGATCCGGAAATCCTTAGCAGCGGGTGGCAAGTTATTGCACAGTTTCCATACGGTGCCTCCTTTCTTGTTGAACCCGTACCCGGTAGCGAGCTAAGGCTGCCGGGTTTTTTCATACACTTAGAGGATCGATTGATGCACGAAATAGAGATGATTTCAGCGTTGTTCGTCTACATCGCAAATAATGGCAATCAGACTTCCGTGGCTAGGTCAGCTTGGGGTCAAGACAGGTATAGGCTTGGTGGTATAGCAGCATTCCGTGAGGATGACGGAAATACCAGGGGCGTTTCCTCGGACAGCGTTTGCGTGCGGGACACGCTCGGGGGTATCAGCTATTCGAAAGGCACGATTAAAGACCTTGGGGATCTTTACGCAGCGGTTTTCGACAAGGAAGATTAGCGACGATGGACGACGAAAAGGAACCGATAGCAAGCAGCCGGGAGTTTGAGCTATACCTAGAGCGCAAGTCGATTTGCATCGTCGATGGAGTCCCAAGGGAACAGGCTGTCGAGATTGCATTCGATCAGGTTAAGTGGTCGCTAAAGCCGAATCAGATGCCGGACAAGATTGCAAGGGATTTGCAGAGCGTCAGAAAAAAGTAGCATTGTTTTTTTGTGTCAAAGATGGCAAAGTTGCAAGCAAGGAGCGGTAGAAAATGAAGTTGACGGAAGCGTTTTGCATCGCTTTTATTGCGTGCTTGCCAGTGATTTTCGCAGCCGTTTTGGTCATCGCATTCTTCTGGATCATACAGATATTCGTTGATGGATTGCTATTTTTATGTAAGCTATACGATTGATCTAGTTGGGAACATAGTTCGCATTGCGAGTTAAACGATGAGAATTTTGGTTGTCGGCGGGGCAGGTTATATTGGTTCGCATACAGTAAAGTTGTTGAATAAGATCGGTCATGAAGTTTGGGTATATGACAATCTGTCTATGGGACATTCTAAGAGTGTGCGCCGCGATCAATTGATTGTCGGAGACTTGCTAGATAGGAGACTGGTCGAAAAAGTATTGCATGAAAAACGCATCGAAGTTGTCATGCATTTTGCTGCTTTTGCTTATGTCGGGGAATCCGTAAGCAATCCTGCAAAGTACTATCAAAACAATGTGTCAGCGACACTCGGTTTGTTGGAATCGATGAGGAATTGTTCTGTTAATCAGTTTGTATTTTCTAGTACGACTGCTACCTACGGACAACCTGAAAAAATCCCGATTTCTGAAGACACCCTGCAGTTACCGATCAATCCCTACGGATTTACTAAATTGGTAATCGAACGCGCCCTGAAAGACTATTCTCTTGCGTATGGGTTCGCTGGGGCGACTTTTCGATATTTTAATGCGGCTGGTGCTTCGTTCGACGGAACAATCGGAGAAGATCATTCGCCGGAAACGCATTTGATTCCACTGATTTTACAAGTTGCACTAGGTCAGCGAGAGTTTATTCAGGTATTCGGCGGCGATTATCCTACCCCCGATGGTACTTGCATTCGAGACTATATTCATGTCGAGGACTTAGCCACCGCTCACTCAGCGGTACTAGAAAAATTAGAAGCTGGCAGGGTCATGGAAGTCAATCTGGGTACTGGAATTGGCACGAGCGTTATGGAATTGATCGGGGCTTGTCGTCGAGCGAGTGGTCATCCCATCCCAGTTGTAATGTCACATAGACGGTCAGGGGATCCAGCAAATTTGGTCGCAGATGCAACACGAGCTAGAATCACATTGGATTGGGAACCCGAAAACTCAAACATCGATCGAATCGTCACAACTGCCTGGGATTGGCATCGAAACAATCCAAGCGGTTTCGAGTGATAAAAACCTAATCACTGCGGATAAGTAGCGGGGTTTAATGCAGATCGCTTGGCAACGTTGCCAGCGCTGATTTGCAAAATGGCATCGGATAGTCTAGGATTTTGCAGTCCATCCATCCATCAAAGGTGACCCAATGCCTAAAAAGAAAAACGCATCCGGTGCGAACGAGCCCTCGAAGTGGCGCTCAAAAATCGTTGGCCATGAGAAGGTGCAAGCCGGTCAGCTAATGGCCAACCCGTTCAACCACCGCAGGCACCCTGAAAAGCAGCGTAAGGTCGTCGCAGCCTCGATCGAGGAACTAGGGTTCATTAAGTCGGTGCTTGTCAACAAGGTCACGGGTCATATCGTTGATGGCCACGAACGGGTCATGCAGGCGCTGGGCGTGGGGGAGGAAACCCTAGTTGACGTTGAGTACGTCGAGCTATCGCCTGAGGACGAAAAGAAGGCTTTGCTTGTGCTGGATGCGTCGTCGGAGCTTGCCGAAGTCGATGCGTCATCTTTGGATCAGTTGGTTAAAGAATGTGCGTTCGATATGAGCGTTCTCGATGACTTGGCCAAGGAAATGCTGGCAGATTGTGGTATCGGTTCTGATGAAGGTGAGAATCAGTACACGAAGAAGATCGAAGCCCCGATCTACACTCCGAAGGGCATTAAGCCGAAAGTCTCCGAGTTGTGCGACACCGCTAAGACGAACGATTTAGTCAAGGAAATCACAGCGACAGAGTTGCCGAAAGAGATCAAGACGTTCCTGACGCTAGCAGCCCAGCGCCATAACGTGTTTCACTTTGGAAAGATTGCCGAGTTTTATTGTCATGCAGACAAGCCGACTCAGGAGCTTTTCGAGCGATCCGGGTTAATTATTATCGACATGGATGCAGCGATTCAAAACGGATTTGTTTACCTGACAGAGAAACTTGGAAGGTTGTGCGATTTGCAAGGTGATTCAAATGAAGATGCGTGATGATTTTTGCATTTTCATCCTGACGCACGGGAGGCCTGACAAAGTTCTCACGTACAACAGTTTGATTCGTAAAGGATACGATGGGAAAATCTACATCGTAATCGACAACGAGGATAAAAAAGCTGATGAATACAAAGCTAAATTCAAGGGACAAGTCCTGCAGTTCGATAAGTCAAAATTGGCTTCTGAGACTGACGAAGGAGACAATTTTGCTCACCGAAAAGCAATCGTCTATGCTCGAAACGCATGCTGGGAGTTAGCAGAACAAGTCGGGTGCAGGTTTTTTTGTCAACTCGATGATGATTATCCGTCATGGTTTTTGCGATTTAACTCTAAATTGGATTATGTTTCCGGTAGTGTGAATAAGCACATAACGGAAATGTTCAACGAATTGCTTGAGTTTTACATGAAATCTAATGCGACAGCGATAGCTATATCTCAGGGCGGCGATCACATGGGCGGCGCAGGTTTAGACAAAGGCCAGCACAAGCTAAAGCTGTCTAGAAAATGTATGAATAGCTGGTTTTGCGACACGACGAAACCTTTTAGGTTTTTCGGTCACATGAACGAGGACGTTTCGGCTTACGTGACGTACGGGCATCGAGGTCATCTGTTTTTGACCGTTCATCATGCAATGTTAGTTCAGATGCCCACACAAGTCACAGCAGGAGGAATGTCCGACTTGTATCTGTCTGCTGGAACCTATCAGAAGTCGTTCTACACAGTAATGGCGGCCCCGTCTTGTGTACAGATAGGAACGATGGGCGATCCGCGGACAGATGCGGCTAGAATTCATCATAAGATCAATTGGGAGCGAGCAGTCCCAAAAATTTTAGAAGAAAAGTGGAAGAAATGAGCAACGTCAAAATAGTTGTACCGTGGCACAATCGAGATCAGTTGGATTTGTTTTTTGCTGCCTGGAAGATTAACGATTTCAACGATAGTCGCTTTGTTTTCAAACGTGACACGAACAAATTAGGCTGTGCAGTCACAAAAAATCTTGGAGTCGAAGCAGCCATACAGCAAGGAGCAAAGACGATTCTCGTACTTGACGACGATTGCTACCCGTCGGAAGGCATGACCGTCGATCAGTTCATTGATAATCATATCGAAGCGTTAAAGCCGCAACCGGTAGAGTTATTTGAGGCGGTAACCGTTCCGGCGAGCCGCGGTACTCCTTATCAAAACAAGACGATTCACAAGCCGGTAGCAGCTTCGATGGGCTTTTGGTCTCACATCGGGGACTATGATGCGGCGAGTCAACTTGTCTACGGAGCAAACTATCCGATGCAATTTGCTAGAAAAACAATTTACGGCCGGTATTTCCCGCTATGCGGTATGAATCTAGCCTTTCATGCCAGCGAGTGGCCTTGGTGCAAGTTTGTGAACGTTGCTAGATTCGATGACATTTGGCAGGGATTCTTGTGGCAGAAAAAAGCATATTCCGAAGGAAAGTGCTTCAATCTTGCAGGGCCCATCGTAAGGCACTCAAGACAAAGCAACGTCTGGAAGAACCTGATCGATGAATCCATAAATCTCGAACGCAACGAGAGGATTTGGCAAGAAGTCGAACGTATGAAATTAGGTTCGCATGATGATATGATCCGAGAGTTAGGTCTGAGTTGCGACTAGACTACCTCAAAAACGAACAAACAAAATGACAAAGCGTGCCGGAAAGAAAACGTCACCGGCGCGAGGCAAGAAAACGACAGGCATAAAGCCGGAGTCACAGAGCCAAGCGCCGAAAGCGACAGGCAGCCCAACAAAACCCGCATCATTCTTTTGGCCGGAACTGCGCCCAGAGAACGAGCAAGCAGCTATAGCAGCGGGTAGGGGCGAACAGGTAAAGCGAATCAAGGATCTACGGCTAGAGCTAAGGGCCGTAAACGAACGCTGGCCGATACCACCCGAGCTACGGGAAAGAATGGTTTTCGAGGCCGCAAAGGTGGCAATGGATCCAGGGGCACCGACAAAAGAAAAGCTTTGGGCAAACCGGCTTTTGTTGGCGATGGATCAGATCAACACACGGCCAAAAGAGCTACCGCAGCAAGTCCAGGCCGGGACGACGATCACGGTAAATCAGATTCTGGCGATGATCGAAGGTGTAAACGTTGCCAGCCAAGACGACCTAGACCTACGGGATATCAAGGTTCTACCGGGGGCACCGGATGACTACGCTTAACGTGCCAGCCTGGGTAAGCCCGAAGGAAGCAGAACGAGCCCTAGAGGATGCCAGGGCAATGCGAAGTCCCTTGCTGATGGCCGAACGGTTCTCGAACGGAGAATGGGAACGAGCTAGGCACTTAGCGGTAATCGACTTCGAGTTTAGGAACTTGCTATCCGATCCGAATCTAGACTGCCTGATAGTAAAATGTCCTGTACGCCATGGAAAGAGCCAGTACTTAGCACGTTGGGCACCTACTTGGTACATGCTGAGAAACCCCTACAAACGGGTGATGATTTGCTCGAATACGGCAACATTGGCAAGCAGTCACTCGCGATGGGTGCGGGACAAGGTGCACGAGCTTGCACCGATGATGGGGATCCCCGGCGTGGATCCGAAGTACTCGGCGATTAAGAACTGGCAGCTTGAAAAGACCAAGGGCGAATGTCTCGCAGCCGGTGTCGGTGGATCGATTGTGGGGTTCGGTGCTGACCTGTTGATTATCGACGACTACCTCAAGGATGCGAAATCGAGCTACTCCCAAAAGATCAGGGACGACCAATGGGACTGGTTTGTTTCAACTTCGGGGACACGGCTAGAGCCGGGCGGGAAGTGCGTGCTCTTGTGTACACAGTGGAACAGCGACGACTTGATAGGACGCATCGAGAAGCGGAAAGACGAGCTAGATATCCGGGTTCGGTCGATCACCCTTCAAGCATTGCGTGAGGGTACCGAGGTCAAGGATCCGCTCGGACGCGCAGAAGGTGAGGCCCTTTGGCCAGAACGATGGCCTGCAGAGGTAATGGAAAGGCGCAAGAGGCAGGCAGGGCATTGGTGGCACTCGATCTACCAGGGGAACCCGAAAGGGTCGAGCATGGCCAACTGGCCAGAGTCCTACTTCTCGAACGTTTTCGCCGACGATGTTGACTTCCCGGAGCCGACCGACTGCCTTATCTCGGCGAGCTTCCTGGATCCTTCGAAGGGCAAGAACAGTCGAAAGGGTGACTATCAGGCACTAATCTGGATCGGGTACAAAAGTGGGTTGTTTTACGTCGATTCGGACATTGATCGCAAGCCTATACCAAAAATGGTAAGAGACTTCGTGCTGTTCAACAGGGAGCGAAAAACGGCTTTTGTAGGGCTTGAGGCGAACGCATGGCAGGATCTTTTAGCTGACGATTATTGGGAAGTCTGCCAGGATATCGAGTACAACGCTGACAAGCCGGAACTAGTAAACCAGACCACGAACAAGACGGTTCGGATCGAACGGCTAGGGAAGTGGCTCAATCAACGCCTTTTAAGATTCCGCAAATCGGCTTCTAATGAGCTTCTGATAAAGCAGATGCAAGAGTTCCCGTACGGTCAGTATGACGACGGGCCTGACGCATTGGAGGCTTGCATAGCGTTATTGTGTCGATCGGTTGATGCGTTGCATGGATTACACGAAGTGACGGAGACAGAGGCTTAGGATGACTTATTCGATTCAGACGGGAAACGGAACAGCGAAACTAACCGGGGGGCAATTGCAGGGGCTCGTAAATCGTGGCAAGATCCAGCCGAGTACAGTAGTCGAGGTCGAGGGGTTCGGGCCATGTTTGGCAAGGGAAATCAAGTTTCTGAGTTGGCCGAAGGTGGCAACGTTGCCAGCACCGAGCGAAGTTCAGACACAAAGCGCAGAAAAAAGCAATACTACTAATTTTCCGTTTAAGCGGTTGAATTGGCAAAGATCGATCCAGCGTGCATGGGGCTCGGCATTGGTCGTTAGCATCGGTCTTGCTGTGCTGTGGGTGCTTTATCCGGCTTTGGTTTTAGCACCGTGGAGCATTGGGGTGATGTGCAGCGTTATACTAGGGGCGTTTCTGGTCGGCGTGGTCAGCTTCGTTCGGGTAGTGCTTGAGGCTCTAGCGTTGTTTCTTGGGGGGCAAAATGGATCGATCAATCGTCAGGCTCAAGATCGAGGAAGTAGCCCAGCTTGACGGCTGCGAGCTATCGAACAAGCAACTAGCAGACCTTGAGGAACTCTATTGGCGATCCTTCGAAACCCCGATGCCTGGGGCGTGGGTCGATCAGCTACCGGCAAACGACCTGGATCAGCGGGTCTACAAAATGGCCCAGCTAGCGCGAAGGATTTACCTTCGATCTTTCCTGTGTATCGGTCGTTCTAGAATCATAAAAAAATAGCATTGCGTTTTTCTGTTGCTGGCAACGTTGCCAGGGCGTTTTCTGAAAACCCAATGTTTTCATTGTTCGGAGTAAATTACGGCCGTAAATTTTGGCCTGCCCGATTGCGCCAAATTGCGTGGAATTGCGTCAAAAATAATGCGCCAACGTAGGCACGTTTCGACCCGGTGGCATTATCTGTTTGGAGGATCAAAGCATGATCGAATCGGACTGGATCGAGAGCAACGGGATTTGGACAGCACAGCACGAGGGCGAAACCTTTGAGATCGTTCTTGAGGGGGACGGGA